ACAAAATCCAAATTGGAAGGAAGTAGCATAATATGGCAACTTATGTAAATAATTTAAGATTAAAAGAAATAGCAACTGGTGATGAATCAGGTACTTGGGGTACATCTACAAATACAAATTTAGAACTTATTGGTGAGGCTTTAGGTATTGGTACAGAGGCTATCACAACTAATGCAGATACTCATACTTCTACAATAGCTGATGGTAGTACAGACCAAGCTAGAGCATTATATATAAAATATACAGGTGCTTTAGATTCAGATTGCACTATAACTATTGGACCAAATACTTTAAAAAGAGTTCATATTATAGAAAATGCAACTACTGATTCAGGTAGTTCAGGACCATACAATATAATAATTAAACAAGGTTCAGGCTCAACTGTCACTATAGGTAATGGAAAAGTAGCGGTAGTTCAATTAGATGGTGCTGGTTCAGGTGCAGCAGTATTAGATGTATTTACTGATTTACAAATTACAGATACTTTATCTGTAAACGGCACAACTATAACTATAGGTGATGGTACTGCCGAAGATACAAAACTTGTTTTCGATGGAAATGCACAAGACTTTTATGTAGGACTAGATGATTCTGCAGATGATTTAGTCATAGGTAAAGGTTCTACAGTCGGTACTAATCCTGCTATAGAGATTGATGAAAACATGGATATTAAGTTTGCTCAGTCTATTGGTGTTGGTCAGGCTGCATCTTCAACCACTGGAGATATTGTCGCACAAACAATGTCTTTGCTTGGCACAACACCAACTTTAACTTTAGGTGATGGTGGTGAAGAAGATGTAAAAATACAGTTTGATGGTGTTAAAGATTTTTATATTGCAAATGATGATTCAGAAGATAAGTTAATTATTGGCGAAGGATCAACAGTTGGTACAAATCCAATCTTAACAATAACTGATGATACAGTCACATTAGGTGATGGTGCAGCAGTAGATACTAAATTAGTCTTTGATGGTAATGCTGTTGATTTTCATTTAGGAATTGACGATTCAGCAGATAGTTTAATGATCGGAACAGGGACTAGCCTAGGCTCAAATATTGCTATAGGAGTTGACTCAAGCAGAGTAATTAAATTTAATAATGCTTACACTTTCCCAACATCTGATGGTAGTGCAAATCAAGCATTGACAACAAATGGTTCTGGGGCATTATCCTTTAGCACAGTATCATCTAGCGTTGACGGAACATTTCAAGACATAGAGGTTTTCACTTCAAGTGGAACATACACAAAACCATCTGGATTAAAAAGAGTCGTGGTCTATGTAGTAGGTGGCGGTGGAGCAGGACGATCTGGTGGCGGTGGCGGTGGAGCAGGTGGTGGCACTGCGATTGAAGTTATAGAGGCTAGTTCTATAGGCTCAACCGAAACAGTTACGATTGGAGCGGGAGGTACTGATAACACAAGCAATCCTGCGAGCAGTGGTGGCACATCATCTTTTGGCTCACACTGTTCTGCTACAGGAGGAGGCGGTGGAGCTTTAACTTCTGGTGGTGGACATTATCCCGGAGACGGAGGTGCTGGATCAGGTGGAGACTTAAACATAACTGGTCAAGGTGCTAACGTTACACATGAGGCACAGGGAGGCTCTTCAGCTTTTGGCGGAGGTGGTCGTGGATCAAGAAATGATGGCACTTATGCACACGGATCGGATGGTGGAGCTTTTGGTGGCGGTGGTGGCGGAGCTATTTCTGGCGGAAATGCTGGCGATGGTGCCGCTGGTGTAGTTTTTGTATTTGAATACTTTGACGATTAAGGAGTAAAACATGGCTAAAAAAGCATTAATAAAAAAATCAAACAATCAAGTATGCGATGTAGTGGACTCAGAGTTTCCAGTCCATTCTGACTTTCAATGGGTTGACTGTGATGATGATGTTAAAGCTGGTTCACATCAATATGATGGCTCAAGTTTTTCTCTGATTTACACCCCAACATACTCAGACAACAGAGCCAATGCTTATCCCTCAATAAAAGAGCAATTAGATATGCAGTATTGGGATCAAGTAAATGGAACAACAACTTGGAAGGATGCTATTAAAACAGTAAAAGACGCTTATCCAAAACCATAAGGTAGTTAAATGACAAAAGATAATGACAAAATAAAAAAAACTAAACTTAACGATAAGCAAAAATACATACAGTCTCAACTACAAGACCTCGCAAACAAAGAAAAAAATCTTATGTTTCAATTAGATCAAGTAAAAGCATCGCAACAAGTATTTCAAAGAGCTTTCGTAGACTCAACAAAAGAAATAGCCGACAAGGTGTTGTAAAAAGCATCGTTTTTTTAGGCGAATAACTTGTGTTTGAAATTTACGATAATTTTTTAGAAAAAAATGATTTCGATTTAATTAGCGGTGTTTTTTTTAGCGATCAAATTAATTGGTTTTTTTCAAAAAACATTGATGAAAAAATAAAAGAAAATAGTTTTGGACATAATTTCTTTTGTCATATGATTTATCAAGACTATCAAGTTTGCTCAGATCATTTTAGAATCTTGAGACCAATTTTAGAAAAATTAGATGTTAAGTCTATAATAAGAATTAAAGCAAATATGTATTTAAACCAAGGAAAATATGTAAAACATAGACCACACTCAGATTTTTCATTTCAACATAAGACAGCTTTATTTTATTTAAACAACAATAATGGACACACCATTATCGATGATACAAAAATCGAAAGTGTAGAAAACCGAGTCGTTGTATTTGATGGGTCAATCAAACACTCAAGCACAAACTGCACTGATAAAAATAGAAGGCTTAACATTAATTTTAATTATTTTTAAAAAGTGATAGACTTTATAACAGTAGCATTATCAATATTTGCAGTTGCAAGTTTTGGTGTTTTATTAATGGGCAATAGTAACAATGACCCTCGATAGGAGAAAAATATGGTTTATATGCTAGATTTAATTTTAAAACTTATTCAGATTGTGCCTTGGGTTATATCTGCTGCATCTTTAATAGCAGCGATAACACCCACACCAAAAGACGACATTTGGATTGGTAAAGTTTATAAACTATTAGACTGGTGTGCAATAAACATAGGTAAGGCGAAAGACAAATGAGTTGGTGGAAAAAAGTAGTAGATTATTGGACTGGTACTGAAGAAAAGAAAGTTCGTGCTAGAAACAAAAAAGGTAGATATGTAGCAGATGATCCTAATACACCTGATATAGATGAAGCTTATACAACAGTTAGAGTCAAAAAAGGTAAAAAAAATAAATGATATCAGCTATAAAAAAAATAGAATCACACGAAAAAGAATGTGCTATAAGATATGAAAATATAGAAAAAAGATTAGATCAAGGTCAAGCTAGATTTATAAGACTAGAGAATATGATTTGGGGTCTTTATCTTTTAATGATAACTTCTAGCATAGGTTTATTGAGTCAGTTAATATGAGTAGAGCAAAAAAAACAATTAATAAGGTAGTAAAAGCTTTAAATAAAGCTAGTAAATCTCATGCTGGACAGGCAAAGACCTTGAGTGCAATTAAGTTAAAAAAAGGTGGTAAAGCAAAAAGCAGAGTTAATGAGGCAGGTAATTATACAAAACCTACCATGCGTAAAAGATTATTTAATCGTATTAAGGCTGGTGGTAAAGGTGGTAAGCCGGGTCAATGGTCTGCACGAAAAGCACAGATGTTAGCTAAAGCTTATAAAAAGGCAGGTGGTGGATACAAGTAAAATGTATCCTGTTTACAATAAATTTTATTATAAACCTTTGCCAACTTGTATTGAGGTAAGACAAAGTTCTATAGAGGGACTTGGTTTATTTGCTATAAATGACATTGATAAAGATTTTGATCTTGGTATGTCTCATATAAAAGTTCCGATAATTTGTGGTTATATTAGAACTCCTATAGGTGGTTTTTTAAATCATTCTAAAGATTATAATTGTGAATTATGTTTAGAGTTAGATTGGGACGATTATAAAACTTTTAATGTATATACAACAAAAAAAATTAAATCAGGAGAAGAATTAACATTAAATTATCATATAGATGATTTAATATACGAAGATTAAATTATGTCTTATCTTATAAGCAATATGCCTCACTTCAAGTGTTGGGTTAGAAAAGAATTTACACATAATCATGAAAAGTATCACGGAGAATATTTACACGCTTTAGCTATAGCAGTAAATACAATACCTGATAGGTCTTTATCTTTTCAAGTAGTATTTACAGGTTGTGAACAAGATTTATATGATGAACCAATACCTAATATTCATGGTGGTGCTATGTGGGCTCGTATGCCAATTCAAGCTTTAGTTGCTGATATTGTTTTGGATAAATTTCCTAAATCAATGGAAAATCATTTAGTCCAGCCTTGGGACTGTGAATCAAGAGATCACTCAATAGTAACTTTAGAAAGAACTAGTTCTTCGCCATGGATAGCTAAAATAGATGGTGATTTTTATCAAGCAAAATATTTATTTACAGTTGATTATACTAATCATGAAATTGCAGATTGTCCGGCACAACATAAACAAAGTCATGTTATGTATATAACTGAAGATTGTGATTGGAAAGGCAATATAGTTGCTTTACCAAATAATAGAGTAAGAGTTACTAATCCTGCTTTATGGGTTACTGGTGAGGGTGCACCTGACTTTAAACCATCACAATATTTACATTCTGCTGAAGAACATGAAAGTTATATGGACCCTGAAATAACATTTAATAATTTATACGAAGAATAATGCCTTTAAAAAAATCACAAAGAAGTTTAAAAAAATGGACTGGTCAAAAATGGACTACTGCTAGTGGTAAAAAATCATCTGAAACAGGTGAGGTATATGCACCAAAAGCACAAATAAACAGACTTAAATCTACAGCAAAAGGTAGAAAAAAATTAGCAGCAGCAAATAGAAAAAAAAGAGCAGCTACTAGAGCAGGTAAACAACACGCAAGACATGGTTTACATAAAGGTAAAAAACGATAATGTATGAATATAATTGTTCAGTTGATAAAGTTGTTGATGGCGATACAGTAGATGTTACTATTGATTTGGGTTTTAAAATATTTCATAAATCAAGAGTAAGAATGTTTGGTATTGATTGTCCTGAGTCAAGGACAAGAAACCTAGATGAAAAAGCAAGAGGATTATTAGCCAAAAGCTTTCTTAAAGAATCTATAGATAAATCTAAAAAAATTATTATTAGAACTCAAAAAGATTCTAAAGGTAAATATGGCAGAGTTTTAGGTGAGTTAATAATAGATGATATAAATATTAACAAGTTAATGGTTAAAAAATATTTAGCTGTAGCTTATACCGGACAAAGTAAAGATGATATTGAATCAGAACATATTAAAAATAAACAAAAACTTTTAGAGTTAGAAGTATATACAGAAATATATAATGGACGATCATAGAAACAGATTTTCAGGGGACATGGATAGAAATGAAGTGGAAATGGACTTAAGTAAGTTCATGGCTATGATCGAAGAAATATCACAATTAAAAGATAAAATTAGAGATTTAGAAGATGATGAAAGAGTAAATCCGCATCAAAGATGGATACATTTAGCTAAAGCTATAGACTCGTGGAGAATATTTCCTAGAGTTTTTGTCGGTGTTTATATCTATCTTTTGTATAAAGTTGTTATGTGGTTTATGCAGTTACCTGATCCTAACTTAGAACAATCAGCTTTAGTATCTATAGTCGTAGGTGCTATGGCAGCAGTTTTTGGAATATATGCAGGTACATCAGGACAAAGTAAAAAATTTAAAGGTGAAGATCAATGAATGATGAAGAACAACGCAGACATGACAACATGATAGTCTGTAGTTTTTTTATGTTTTGGATAGTATTTTTATTAGGATTTAGTTCTGTTGCTAGTTCTCAATCTACGCAACAAACTGGTACAGCTTGTGATAATGGTACGCAATACTGTGAAAATAATAACCTTTACACAACAAATGAAACAACTACTAATAATACAAATACTAATAGTAATACTAATGTAAATACTAATACTACAACTACAAACAATACAAATAGTTCTGTAAATCAAAATACAAATGTAAATACTTCTTCTGCAACTAACACAAATATTTCAACAAATACGAATGTAAATACGAATGTAAATACATCTAGTTCAAATGCTACATCAAATAATACTAATACTAATGTAAATACTTCAACTAGCACATCTAATGTTAATTCTTCGGTAAATCAAGTAGTTAGCAATACAAATGTAAATACATCAACTAGTACATCAGATAACACAAACACCAATATAAATCAGTCAACATCTGAATCTAATGTACAAACTAATAATGTGAACCAAAATAATAATAATACAGTTAGCAGTAATACAAATCGTAATATTAATCAGTCAAGTAGCACTCAAACCATTAGACAAGAGATTAAAAGTGAAGCACCACCAGCTAGTGCTATTGCACCATCTATAATGTCATATTCACAAGATTTATGTACTACAGGAGTTTCTGGTGCTTTTCAAGGACAAGTATTTGGTTTCAGTGGTGGTAAGTCTGTTAGAGATATGAATTGTGAAAGATTAAAATTAAGTAAATATTTATTTGATATGGGAATGAAAGTAGCAGCCATATCCTTACTAGCTCAAGATGAAAGAGTGTTTAAAGCTATGTGGGAAGCTGGAACACCAGCACCATACGAGGGTAAAATAGGTGAGGAAGCAAAAGCATTATGGTTGCAAAATCCACAAAAAAGACCTGATAAAGAAAGTTTTGAAAAAGAGTTTGTAGATTCTTGTACACAAGAAAACAATCCTAATAGAGATAGAATCAAAGCTGATGTTGTTGGTTTGATAAGTAAAGTAGTTGTTAATAAGAAAAAATCAAAAGCACAATGCAAAAAAGAATTATATGGGGGTTGATCCTTCTATCCTGTAATATTTACAGTCAATATATCTACGAGGCTAATCAAGACCTTTATCAACTACAAAAAAACGCTGGTAATTTTGAAGGTGAACTAGCTTACGAAGTAGGCGATGATCAACTTTCAACAAATATAAACCTTACATTTAACTTTAACTTTTATGGACAGACTTTTGATTCTGCTCGTATGGCAACTAATGGTTGTTTACACTTTGGGCTAGGCACAGGCAATATTAATTATAATAATTATTGTGGGGACTACACACCCGACCCTATAGGCTCTCAATATACTTATACAATGTTTCCTTTTTGGACTGACCTTATAAGAGATAGCAACTCTCGTATGAAGTCTTGGGGTGATAATACTAAGATGATATTCGGTTGGTATGACATGAGAGAGTATAATCGCAACTCCGACAATAGTTTTGAAGTTATACTTTATCCAAATAATACTTTCGAGTATAGATATGATGAATTAGATATTATTAATCACGATGTAATTATTGGCGAAGTAGGTGCTAATTCTACACAAGTCTATCAATATTTGTTTCACGATGAATGTAATACAGGTACAACCAATAGTAATGCTTGTGTAAATACAAACTGGAATAATACATCTTCTAATACTTTGCTTGAGGGTGGCGGCAGTTTATACGGAGTAGGTAGCGGTAATGGTATTGATTGTTCTGATCCTTTAAATAACAGCAGTTGTGCAGGATATGCAGATGCTTTTTTAAATCAACAATGCAATATAACTCAGCTTTATAGTCAATCATGCCCTAACTATTGGGAAGCTTATGATAGGCAACAATGTGATGAAGACCCTCAATACGCACCATTTTGTGCTGGATATAGACAAGAAGAATCAGTAGCTTTCTTTAATGAAGAGTCTGTTAACTATGGTTTTATAGATGAACAAGAACAATTTGCTACAGGCATATTTATAGAAGAACATCAAGGTGGTAGGCATGAACCTGAGTTTACTGTTATAGAGGTATTTGAAGAAGAAATATTTCCACCTTTTGAAGAGTTTCATCATGATGAAATACATGAATATTTTGATCATGATGCAGAAGAATTGATAATATTTTTTGAACCTGAACCTATACCTTTTGTAGATGATTTTCATAGACATGATGATTTTTTGCCTCAAGAAGATATTTTTGTAGAACAATTTATTTTGCAAGAAACTTTATTTGTTGAAGATTTTACAGAACCTGAAAACTTTTTAGTTATTAATACTATAGAAGAACTTGATGAATGGTATGAAGAAGAAAGAAGAGAACATCAAGATAATCATAGAGAAGAAAGAGTAGTAGATAATGATGAACCTCAAGAAGAATTTAGAGAAGAAATATTTGAAGAAGAAGCAGTTGAAGATGTATTTGAAGACTTAGAAGAAGTCTTTGAAGAACTAGAAGAAGAAATATTAGTAGAGGAAGATATACAAGATATAGAAGATGAATTAATAGAAGAAATAGAAGTTATAGAAAATGAGTCTTCAACTGGTAATAAAAAGCTTAGGGTTGTAGCACTCAATGTTATAAGCAAAGCTTTACAAACTGCATCATCTAGTGTGAATACAGGATCATTAAGTAGTCAATCTTTAGGCTCAGGTAATAATAGTAGTTTGAATATTTCTAATCAAAATTCTACATCTTCATCTAGTGGTGGTATTAGCACATCAAGTTCACCTAGTATATCTGATCAAATTGCTAGTGCTACTGCACAGAATAATCAAATATTATCTATGAGTTCTGATGTAGGAAGTGTGAATGTTAATATAACTCCCATGAATACTGTAGATGGTAGTGCAGAAGTTATAATGGCAGATGTGCAAGTGCAAAATGTACAAGGTGAAATTGATACAGCGTTGAGTGGTGTTATGACACAATCAGAAGCAGATCAGATAGCAGATCAAATAATTGCACAAAATATTCAGGCTCAACAAGAAGAAATGCAAGAAGAACAACAAGCAACAGGTGAATATGGTGATGAATCAGGATTGGTTGCTTTGATAGGGTATGTACCACAATTTAATAGTTATACAGAATATATTATACCTGATGCTAATAGTTGGTATGCTTCTCAAGATATATATACCTCTGCTAAAATAAATGACAATATAAATGCTTTTTATAATTATGCGAGTCAAAATATAAATAACTTACAAAGCATGATTGATAATCAGCCTAAAATTTGGAGATAAACATGGATTGGTTTCAAAGTAAAACAGGACAGATTATAGCTTTAGTATCCATAGTAGGCACATTAGCTGGGTTTGGTTATACAGGTGCGACATATGTAAATAGATTAGAAAACCTTGAAGCAAAAATTGGTGGTGTTGATGAAGCAGAAGATGAAATGAAAATAATAGAAGAACGCTTTATGGCTATAGAAACTTCTGTTGAATATATAAATAAGTCAATAGATGGTTTAAAAATACCTGATGTAACAGAAATAAAAACTGATATAGCTACTATTAAAGCTGATTTAGAAAGCCTAGACAAGCAAATAGACGAAATCAAAGACAATAACAAAAATCCATTAGCAGGGTGAGTAAAGTTCTTTTAGGTGTTGTAGGTATTCTTTTATTAGGTCTGTATTATTTTTATAGTCAAAATCAAATACTTGTTGCAAATAATTCAGAACTAAAAAATGCAGTATCAACTCAGGAAGAAACTATAAAATCTTTACAAAAAGATTTTGAATTACAAACAAAACAACTACAAGATTTAACAGTTAAAAGCCAAGTAGCACAAAGAGAGCTTAATAGATACACACAGTTTATACAAAATTATGAACTAGCATCAAAAATATTAACTGATCCTAAAGAGATGGAAAGGAAGATAAATAATGGTACAAAACATATCATGGAAGACATTGAGCAGATTAGCATTACTGTTGATGATCTCGATAATGGTTTGCAGTTGCAGTCTAATACCAACTAGCCCAATACAAATAAGTTCAAAGTCTATAAATAGAACTATAGTTCAACCTATAATGCCTAGAGAAATAGATTTAAAACAACCTGAATGGATAGCTATAACTCCTGAAAATTTAGAAGAACAACTAGCTAGGATTGAAAAACAAGAGGGTGAGTTAGTATTTTTAGCTATGACAATTCCTGACTATGAAATCATGGCATACAATATGCAAGAAATTAAAAGATACATAACTGAGTTAAAAGATGTAGTTGTTTATTATAGAAAGGTTACTGTGGAGAATAATTAAATGAATATATCAAATGAAGGCATATCTTTAATTAAAAAATTTGAGGGTTGTGAATTAGAATCTTATCAAGATAGTGTTGGCATTTGGACTATTGGTTATGGTCATACTAAAAATATAAAAGAAGGTATGACAATATCTAAAGAACAAGCAGACAATATGTTATTAAATGAACTTGATGAATATTGTGAATATGTTGAAAAGGCAGTAGATGTTACTTTAAAACAATGTGAGTTTGATGCACTTGTAGCATGGACTTACAATTTAGGACCAACTAATTTAAATAAAAGCACTATGTTAAAAAAATTAAATAATAAAGAATATCAAGATGTTCCACATGAAATAAAAAGATGGAATAAAGCTGGTGGCAAAGTTTTACAGGGTTTAGTTAGAAGAAGAGAAGCAGAATCACTTTTGTTTCAAGGTAAAAACTGGACAGAAATATAATGCCATTTTCTAAATTTATATTCAGACCCGGAATAAATAAAGAGGGAACAAACTACTCTAATGAGGGTGGTTGGTTTGATGCAGATAAAGTTAGATTTAGAAAAGGTAGACCTGAAAGAATAGGTGGTTGGGAGAAAAATACCAGTAATTCTTTTATAGGAACTTGTAGGAAGATACATACTTATAAAGATGCAGAACAATCTCAGTATAATATTTTAGGTACACATCAAAAGTTATACGCTCAAGAAGGTACTACATTTAATGATATAACTCCTATAAGACTTACAACTGGTGCAGGTGATGCAACTTTTTCTGCATCAAATGGTGATGCTACTATTACTGTAACTGAAAGTAGTCATGGTGCTGTAAAAGGTGATTTTGTTACATTTAGTAGTGCAGCTAGTTTAGGTGGCAACATTACTGCAACAGTATTAAATCAAGAGTATCAAATAGATACTGTCGTAAATGCAAATTCTTTTACGATAGAAGCAAAAGATACTAGCGGTAGTGAGGTATTAGCTAACTCTAGTGATACAGGTAATGGTGGTTCAAGTACAGTAGCTGTATATCAAATAAATACAGGACTAGATTTTTATGTTCCATATAGTGGATTTGGTTCAGGAGCATGGAGTGATGGAGGTTGGGGTGAAGCACCAGCATTATCACTTACTAATAATTTAAGACTGTGGAGTATAGATAATTTTGGTGATGATACAATAGCAGCACCAAGATATGGCACTATATACTATTGGGACGAATCCTCAGGTACATCAACGAGAGCAGTAACGGCAAGTAGCAGAGCGGGTGCGAGTAATGTGCCAACTGCTGTATTTCAGATTATGATGTCAGATATAGATCGTCATGTTATAGCTTTTGGTTGTAATCCTATAGGTTCATCAAATATTGATCCTTTACTAGTCAGATTTTCTGATGCAGAAAGTGCAGTAGATTGGACACCAACAGCGACTAACTCAGCAGGTGGTGTGCAACTTTCTACTGGTAGTACGATTATAGGTGCATTAAGAACTAGACAAGAAATATTAATATGGACAGATGTTGGCGTAGTATCTATGAGATTTGTTGGTGCACCATTTATATTTTCGTTTAATGAAGTAGCAACAGGTATGTCTATGATATCTCCTAATGCTGCAACTACTGTAGGTAATGTAGTTTACTTTATGGATAATGGTGCATTTTATCAATATGGTGGTAGTGCTAAAAGATTACCATGTTCTGTTTTAGATCATATATTTAGTGATTTTAATTATACTCAAGCTTACAAGGTATTTTCTGCTGCAATACCTACACACAATGAAGTAATTTGGTTTTATCCTAGTAGTTCTTCTCAAGAAATAAATCGTTATATAATCTATAATTATTTAGAAGAATCTTGGAGTATAGGCACAACTGATGATGGATTTGCAAGAACTGCTTGGAATCCAGCTTATATATTAAACTATCCAATAGCAGCAGGTAAGTTAGATGATACAAACATAAATTATTTGTATAATCATGAGTTTGGGCATAGTGCAGATGGTTCAAATTTTACAGCATTTATAGAATCATCAGATTTTGATTTAGACCCTGATGGGGAAAAATTTATGTTTATATCAAAACTTATACCTGATTTAGAGTACAGAGGTTCTACAGATACGGGTAACACAGTAAACTTTGTTATAAAAGGTAGAAATTTTCCATTAGAAAGTTTATCTACTTTGCAAACTGTAGCAGTAACACCTAACTCTACATTTACTAATACTAGGGCAAGGACAAGACAAAGTGCAATAAGAATAGAAAATACTGCTGATAATTTTGGTTGGCGATTAGGTGATTTAAGATTAGAGCTTCGACAAGATGGTAAAAGATAATGGCAGAAAAATCTAATATACCTTTACCAATAGCTACTCAAGACTATGATGAAAGTAATGAAGCAGTAACTAGAAGAACGATAGAACAAACATTTCAGGATATAAATGCAGAAATAGGAACATTAAAAGGTATGCAACAGTCAGTTGTTAGTAAAGCTATACGCAGACATCAATTTTTATTAATGGGTGTAAAACATGGCTGATAGTCTAAAAGTATTAGGACAGCTAGACCCAGCAGCTACTACAACTACTGTTTTATATACTGTGCCTGATAAAACACAAACAACCATTAGCTCTATTGTTGTAGCTAATAGAACAGGTTCTGCCATCACTTTTAGACTTAGTGTTCATGTAGGTGGTGCTGGTGCAGACGATAAACAATTTTTATTTTATGACAAATCAGTTTCAGCTAATGATTCTTTAACTATTGTTATAGGTATAACTTTAGATCAAACTGATGTTTTAAAAGTTTATACTAGTGCAGTAGATATGAGTTTTAATGTATTTGGTTGTGAAACTACAGAGGAAAGATAAATGAAAGACCTTAAAAATCAAGCAAATCAAGTAGCAAACGCTGGTCGTTATGGCGATAGTATGTTAGTACACATGAACCCTATAGAGGTGCAGAGTCTAGCTAATACTATGCCAATGACTGTAAATCCACAAACCGGACAGCCTGAAATGTTTTTGCCTTTCTTAGCACCTATACTAGGTAGTGTTGCAGGTACATCTTTACTTGGTGGTTTATCCGGTATATCTCCTGCCTTAGCAGGTGCTATAGGATCAGGAGTAACAACAGCTATAGTAGAAGGTGATTTGAAACAAGGTATTTTAGCTGGTATAAGTGGTTTTGGAATCGGTGATGTTTTAGGCAAAGTTGGTTCAGGTGCAGCTCAACAAGCAGAAAAAGCTCTAGCAGAATCACTAAAACAACAAGCATCATCTAATGTGGCGAGTGCAACTGCAATAGCAGAAGAGGCAGCTAGAAAAGCTACGCAAGATAAATTACTTGATTTTAAAAATTTAACAGCCGGAGAAAGATTAGGTCAAATAGGACAAAATATTTTTAGTGGAGAAACATTACAACAATTATCAAAACCAACATCTTATTTGCCCATAGCTTTAGGAGAAGGACAAAGAGGTGTTATACAAGCACAAGAGGAGTTTCAAGACGATATGAGAAGATTGCGAGAAGA